ACAGACATTGCAAATCTGCGTCTTGCCACCAACAATGTTACTTCATCACGTATCTCTAGCCCAAACTTTGAAATGAAATCGCCTTCACCGTCCATGCCAGTGACGTTTTCCATATACATTTCAATTGCATGTGCCGTGCGATATTCTTTAAGTGGATCTTCACCATAGAGCATATCAACTTCATCACGACTTGTGCGTGGAAGATAGTATACATCCATGCCATTGATTTGCATGGCCTCAATCACCAAGTCTTCTACAAGTAATTGTTCACTTGTTACTTGATGTTGAGGAAAATTGTTGAAATAGAAATTCGTGGACATTTATTTTAGCCCATCATTATCTCTGCTGGAAGCACGTTTGTGTTTATCAAACCTTCTTCTAATTCCTTCATCTCTTCCGCAGCTTCTTGCATTATTCTGACACCATCAAGTGTAACACCACCTGGCATTTGAATACCTGCGAACTTACTTAGGTTACTTCCCCACTGATATTTGATCTTTGCTGTTGCATATTGCTTCAAAAATCTATCGTTCCACACATCGGAGAAACCTGGTCGTGTCAATGTGGCGCCAGTGGCTGTTGCTGCAAATTGAGACTGAACGTTTAGTGACGCTGCTCCTGCAATAGAAACAATTTTCTTAGCTTCACCATTGATAATGATTTCATCATCAACAGATAGTTCACTGTTGAATGATGTGCCTGTTCCTATGACTGTGTTTGATGCTGCTGTAACAGATACTGTGCCTGTTGAAATTCTAGAGTCTGGTTCTATCCTACGATAGCATTCAACAATAACCCAGCTACCAACATTAACATCTCTTGTCCAATCAATATCGAGGTGCAGTCTATTCATCTTGCGGTTAAATCTGACCTGTGGTGTTCCAGAGAACAATAGATTCAGTGTACGAATGTGTTGCATGGTAATTTCATATGACACATACGATACGGATGTAAAGTCATACAGGTCATGCAATCTTAACTGATATCTCAAGTCAAACATGTTGACTGAGGAGTTTGACTGGTCAAATGGCAAAATACCTGTCACAAAGTTGACTGCATCTGGGCAGAAAATGTATCTTCTGTCCATGTCTTCTTGTGTGATCTGATGTTTCAAATACATCTGTTCCATGCCATCATAGTGATAGTCATGATAGAATGCTAGTGCATCGTCAACACGATCATCCAATTGATCGTCATCTATGTTGATTTGGATGACTGGATGACCAAGTCTGCGCAAGCAGTATTCTTTGAATTCAGTTCTTGTTCTAGGTGTTGCCATATAAAATGCCCATGTGTTTATGGCTTATTTATATCTTTAATGGACCAGGTAATCTTGGCATACCATCTTTGACCGCAACTAACCATGCATCCGTCACACAAACATTCAAATTTTTCAACCATTCGTTGGGAAAATATGTCTGTCTGCGATATTCTTGAAAGCGAATGGTTTTATTATCAATGAAATTTGCGAGATATGCGTCTGTGTAGTACATAAAACTGTTCTCGTTCCAGTAGCTAACATGGGTTGGATCCTGAAATGCACCTCTTCCGTCGGTGCTAGGAACTTGAATGAATGCCCAACCTCCTGGTGCCAAAACACGATGTATCTCAGCCATGATTTTGGTCTTGTCGTGCAAGTGTTCCAGTATGTGGCTGGCATTCAATACACCGACTGTGTTATCTGGAAGTGGTATACCATCATTTAGATCATACACAATATCAGCGTCTTCACGCAAGTCAACTGAGACATAGTTTGCATAGGGATTCAGACCACCACCAATGTCCACACACAGTAATTTTCTTTCTTTAGCATCTTTCTCAGCCAGTTTTTGTGCGTACTGATTGAACAACTCAACTGTTTTTATTTGGATCGCTGCGTTTCTTTCCAGGAACGTGTTGTTGCCTGTGATGCGATATATGTATAGCACCTTTGGAATTCTAACCATTTTAGTTTCAAGATATGTTCGTATGCATAATTCATGATCATCACAAATTGACAACTCTGAATTATGTCCACCCAGGGCGCGATAAACATCTGCTCTCCATGATCTAACATGATCTGGTGCATACCAAATATAACCGATGCTATGACTGGTAGGCTCAAAAGTGTTCATTGCGATTAGATTTTTGCCTTTCCAATCAAACTCACGATATGTCCATCCAAAACTACTATTATAAGGAACAAATTCATCCTTCATGTGCAGAGTTGCACTATCGCTGTATACAAATCCTACTGTGTCGTCTTGATATGCTTTGTATAATTCAGCCAAACAGTCGTCTGTCAATAAGTCATCGTGATCCATTTCCACCAATACATCACCAGTCGCTAAATTGAATGCGCGATTTTTGACCGCACCCACGTTGTCGTTTTTCTCTTGTGCTAAGAATATCTTGACTTTGGAATTTTCTGAGATGGCTTTAGGAATATGCGATTCATTACATTTGCCATTCAGATATAACACCCATTCCCAATCTGTGTAAGTCTGTAACAATATTGTTTCATATAACTCCAGCAAAAATGGAATATTTTCTGGAGAGTGTTCAGGTGTAATCAAGCTAAATTTCATAATATCAATCAAAAAAGAATAGATGTGTCAGTCTTCCAGTCTCTTTACTGTTACCAAAATAAGCACCAGCAGAGTGGATCATTCTTGCATCCATAATAACAAGTCTATTGTATATATTTGCTGCTGAATCTGCTATATGAAACTTTGTTGAATCGTAGAATCCTGAAGCGAACGACATATCCACACCATCTTGTTCTGAGTGTTTTAGTCCTGTTATCTTTGAAACATGTGTTCTTGTGCCAGATTCCAATGGTGCATCAGGAGTTAGATATATCATTGCAGCCCATTTTTGTTGATCATAGTGATACACTTGCGGATCTTCAGCGGTAGTAATTTGGAAACAACCATTAAATCCTTGTTCCCAGTTGTTAATATTTTCGCCAATAATATTTTCAAATGCTCTGCGAATGTCATCACTTCTATAACACTCTGTTGATCTTAGTCCTTTATACCATCTCAAGTCTGATTTATATTCAACTTGATTCATCGCAAAGTTTCGTACTTCATTCGGATTATTATAAAAGTTATCAACAATAAAAAGATTTCGGTCTAAATGTTTGTTGACAATGAATGGTGTTGGCATCGCCGTTTGATTGCATTTGTCTAACGCATATTTGTGTAATTCTTGAACTCTGCCAGTTGGACTATCATAGTAATGTGATGTGTCTATGAAGTTGCAATATTGTGGAAATGCATTTGTTCGCTCTGGTTGCATCATTTTGGATGTATATTTCAACATCTCTCCATATTCACCAGCTCTTTCGTGAAGCATAACTAATGCCCACAGATGATCGTTTCTTCCTGGCGCACATTTTTCAGCTAAACTGTATGCTGCAATAGCAGCTTCCTTATCGCCTAACTCCTCATGGCAGTTGCCACAGAACAGATGTGAGATATATGCTGTCTCATCAATGGCACCATTATATGTGTGCTTTATGTGTTCTTGGAAATAATAGATTGCTCTACGTGCATACTCTTTTCGTTGTGTATCACCCAGTGGAAATCCTGATGATTCTCTGGCATCAAAGTAGCTTTTACCTACATACCAAAAGTGATATAGATCGGTGAGCATTGTGCCCTCACGAATCATTTTCTCCTCAAGAATTAGTGCATCACTGATGAACTTGATAGGATTTGACCAGCTCTGTCCTTCGTTATAACCAACTTGCCTGAACGATGTTGGCAAATCAAATCGTTGGAAGGTTTCTCGTATGCCTTCAATATCACAATATACAGTTTCATGACAAGTGTCGTGGTTGAATCTCCAAGGCAATTGTGCATTATACATCCACGCACGATGATACACACTTGTTCCTGAGACTGCTGGAATATGAAATGATTGAATGTCTTTATTGTCTAGTAATGTCCAGTCAAAGTCATCATCAACTTCAAGAACTTCATCACAATCCATCTTGAGGATCCAATCACAACCGTGATCTGTTTTCTGGCAGTACTGGATTAGGTGATCTCTATTCCAGCCAAAGCCTATCCAACCTTCCTCAACATCATATATTTCACCTGAAAGTTTGTTGTCAATTAGGAATTGTTTTGCAATTTGATCAGTGCCGTCAGTTGATCCATTGTTCTGCATGACATAGTAATCAACATATGGTAAACATGAGTCCAACATTCTTTTGATAACCTGACTTTCATTCTTGAACATGGTTATCATTACAATTTTACAATTCTTCATTTGACTCTTTGCTCAATAAGTTTCATGATTTCAGGATTACTTTTTTGTTCCTCAGTTGGCGCAAATAATGCACGACCTCGTTTAGCTGCATTCTCTGATGGCTCACATAGATAATACATTGCGATGCTCTTACGATAAACATCTTCTGGGCAATTTATTGATTGTGAAAAACCATGCCATGAATTATACGAGGTGTCAAAAATTACCACGCGATTGAATTTGTTTTCTACAGTTTTTATCAACTCTTTTGGTTGATTTGTTTCTATATCATGTGACCACATCTCAAGATTACCACCCCATGTTGTGTCCCAGTTTGGTGTGAGATAGAATATGAAGTTGAATCTGCGTTCAAGACCTAGCTTAGGATGAATGGAATAGTCCAAGTGTACATTCAGTTTCCCGCCAGTTGGTTGAATATGCCATCCTGCTCCATGTAGTCCGTGGTCAGGTATAAGTTGTACACCAGTCATGTCGGATAGACTTTGTACAAACGCTGGTGAATTCAGATACTGAAAAAACTTATATGTCTCCTCAGGAAAATTGTACCAGTTGTTACTTGTTTTCTTTACCTCAATTTCATTGTCGTAACTAAACCAATGATTTGAGTCAAAACTCATAAATTCATTTGACAATTTATAAGCAATTTCATCATCTACAAAATTATCTATCACATAATGTGGGTAAGGATCATTATAAAATTCCATCTCATCTCCATTTCGGACCTTCAAACCAAGCCGCTATACTATATCTAGTTCCTCTGGTGACAGGGTTTGCTCTATGACGCATCATTGATGGAAAGAAAGCAAATGTACCTTGCTCTTTTACGTCAGGATCAATAGGATATTTTGCATCAGTCATTACAAAATCACCACCCTGATATGAATTCGGATCACTTAGTTGAATGATTGATGATAATTTTCTGTGATAGTGCGCATCATCGTTCAACCAAAACACATCATGGTGATCTTTATATTCGCCTTGATATGATGAGTCGTACTCTGCAAGCTGTATGAAATTCAATCTGGTAATATGAACATTAAAGAAATCATCGTTAGCTTTTATCGCATTTTTCCAAAGCGCATCAAAGACATATTGAAATCTCCAGTCGCCTTCTGAGATAAATCTGATTTTGCTTCTGCGACTTTGTGTGTGCACC